TCAATGTACCCTCTTTTCTTTCCCCTTGTTTTTAAAAGAAAGATCGTCGCTGTTGTATTACCATCTTTGATCTGCTTATGCAATTGGCTCTCTGCAAAATCCAAAGTGATATCCTGAAGATTCTCAACTGCTTCTGCATACTTTTTATCTCTCTTTAGCCAATTGTAATGAGTTTGCCGATCAATACCAACTTGCTTACAAGCTGTTGTAACAACGCACAATGATTTTTCCAAAGCTTCGATCATTGCCTTTTTTAGTGTCGAATTTTGTCTATTTGCCATTTCACAAAAGTATAAAAAAAAAGCCACCCTATTGGATGGCTGTTGTGTTTATTGGATTTTGCTTATCTGATATTGTTTATTGTATCAATCAATCTGAACCTCCTATCAATCAAGTATCTGAATATATTTGAATCTTTAGGCATTCCGATTGATTTTGAATAATTAATGTTCCTTTCAACATCTTTTAACTGATCTTTCAAGTCGTTTAGCTCTGTTCTCATAGTGATTGAATCTTATCTTCTGCATCTTCATAAGAATCAAGGAAATGCTCTTCTCCTGTTTCAAAATCAGTTACAATAAAATCAACCTCCTGCCCAAATGAACTTGCAATCTGGATTCCATATTCCAAAGCTATATAAACATAACCTGAATTAGGATTGAATCCAATTTCCATAATATCTTCTCCAGATGCGTTTTCTGAATATGCTTCCCAACATTTTGCTAATCCTTTAGCTTCAAGATGTGCAGGGTTTTCCAAGTTTACCATTGTGATGTTTTCCATTGTTTTCATAATTGTTTCGTTTTGTTGGTACAAATATGAAAATATTTTTTCAGTTATGCAAGAAAAAAAGGAAAAATTTTTAAAAAAAAGTAGAGCGACAAGATCGAATCGAACGTCTCCTCTTGACTGGATTGTCAAATGTGCAACCATTACACCTTTGTCGCATAATTATTTTCTCTCTGATATCTTTATTTTTTCCCCCTTATACATCCCTGCTCCCATTTCATCAATTTTATTGAAAGGTAAAATTTCAGAATTTATTTTGCAAGTTTTATCAATTAAATAAATATATCTGTTTTGAAATCCCTGCAATTTTTCAGCTCCTTCAAAATCGTATCTCGAATCTCCTCTCTTTGCCACTATTTCTCCTGATTTCAATTTCCATATTGTTGCGTTCTTATTTATTTGAGTAAGCTGAAATCCACTTGCTCTATATATTGTGCCATCTCCACATTGAGTTGCATCTGAATATGAGAGAATCCATTTTATCTGTGGAGCATTCTTTTTGATTAATCTGATGCAAACGGATATGCATCTGCTCTCTGAATTTTTTGGAAGATAATCATCAAAAGCCATTCGATTCAATTCAAGCATTTCATTCCATTTTTCATTGATTCCTTTATTGGAAGATTCAACAAGATTGAGATTCTTTCTTTTATCCATCGGAGGGCCAAATGAAAGCACTCCATGAAGTTTGCCATCCAGAAAAGCTCCAAAATGAAGGTTTGAAAGATTGACCACTTTCCCAGAGTAATGATATTTCTTTACAAAATCATTTGCTGCTTTGGATTTGATTACCTTAACGATTATGTCCTTTACTCTCCCCACTTGCTTATCATAAAATACAGAGCATTCCCATTCGAGTTCTCATTGCCAAAAGTTTCAATGTATTTAAACTCCTCTGTTTCTTTGGCATCTTTTATTTTGTTTTTTATAAACTCGGCTTGTTCATCAGACAATGTGAAAGTCATCTGTTGAAATGGCTCTTTTGATCCATCAGGCAAATCAAACTCATCTTCAGTATCCAGATCATCCATGTTTTGCCACGAATCCAATCCCCAATCTTCAAGCTGATTAGAGTTCCAATCATTTGCCAATATATCCCAATCCCATTCTCCGAAGCCAACATTGTCTTTTACAACAAACTCTCTCTTTTGCTGCTCTGTCCATCCAACTGCCTTATCAATCCAAACTTCAAACAATCCTGCAGATTTACAAGCTTTCAAACGCATATTGCCACCCAAAACAACCATATTTTCATCTACGACAATAGGTCGCTTTTCGAGCATTTCTGGAAATTCTTTGATTGATTTAACAAGCTTTTTGAATTTTGAATCCCTGATGTATCTCGGATTCTCTGGATTCTCCTTTACTTCGGAAACATTTACTTTTTTAACCATTTGTTTGCCATACTATATTAATGCCAAAAACGAAAAGCATTATCTGGATAACACGCTCCTCAACACCTTCAGGAGTTTCAATCTCTTGAAGCTTTGAATCACAATAGTTCAATCCCACTGTAATGCCATAAATCGGAAAAAATGTAATGCTGATCATTTGTTTAATTTTTGATAAAAGTACAAATAAATTTCCCAAATCTTCTGTTCTGCTTCACTTTGCTTTTCATATTTCTTTGATGATTTTGTTTTCTTTCCCTGTTGATCAACAACAATCCAGAACTCTCTTAAATTAGGCACAAGATATTGTTTGATGCCATTTTTTAAGCACCAACTCATTGCATCTTGCATCTCTTTGGAAGGAGTGAATTTTGTTTTCATATCCCACAATATCCTGAATCACAATCATTGAAATCATCATCAAACAATTCAATTTGCATTTTGTGATCCTTTATTTTTTCATAAGTGATTCCCGTTTTCCAAGTTCCTTTCCCATTCCTTCCGATTTCCTGATCGGCAAACCATTGCATTTTGTTTGGATTCTTTTGAAACATCCTGTTCAAAAGTATTTCATTTCTGTGAAAACATCCAACACAATTATTCATCCAAGCAAATCTGACTGCCTTGTCTTTCCAGAACTCTTCAATTTTATCTTTTCTTATATTATCATCAATCAAAGGGAAAGTTGGATTTTGCCATTCAAATATTTCCCATTTGTTTCTCCCACTTGGATGCTTTGAAACAGTTGCTTTAATCTCAAGCAATCCATTTTGATTTCTTTTTTCATTCATCCTGATTGCCCTTTTGATTTCATTTGCTCTGTATCCTATTCTCATTTCAACAGGATCATTGATGTTGTTATACCACCATTCAAAAATCGGAATCAATTTAAGATTTGTTGTACAATATCTGTGAAGCTTATTTGGAAGCCATCCCCCTTTTTTTTCGACAACTTCATCAAAGGTAATTCCTGAAACCCAATTTATTTTTTTACCAATAAATTGCTCAAGATCCAACATTGTATAAATTATTGCATCCTCCTCCAAAGTGCCAACAAATTCCTTTCCAATCTTATCAGAAACAATTTGCCTGATTTTTTTATCTGGAAACAAACAATTCTGATCATCTGTTCTTACCAATGAAAAAACATTAAAATCTGCAGGATAATTTGCTGCAATATAACTTGAGGTTTTACCTCCTGATAAACTGTTTACTGTTTTCAAAATGGAATGTTTGTATCTTTTATTACTTCAAACTTTTTATTCTCTGCATCCACTGGTTTGTAAACCCCACCATTGAGAAAATCAGGAGCAACTTCAAAATCTCCGAGCTGCCCATTCTCTTTTCTTTTCACCTTTTCAATATAGATTCTCACTGCATCGGATTTGTAGCTTGTCTTTTGACCGATGCATCTGTACACAATGATTCCATTGTATGCCTTATTGAAAAAATCTGCTGATCCTGATATATCATAAAGAGTTGGCTTCTTATAAACTCCCTCCACTGATTCAATCTTTCTCGGATGGGCCACAAGGAAAAGATGCGTTTTTGTTTGTTGGCAAAATTGAGTTATCTCGGAGAGTATCCTTCCAACATAGCTGAAATCCCTTTGAGCTGAATGATCAAGCATATTCCAAGGATCTATCACGCATACATTGATCCCCTTTTGAAAAACAAGATCTCTGAATGCATCCAGAATACCCTTCAATGTTAGATTCTCAAGATCAATCTTTATCCAGAAAAAATGCTCCTCAATGAAATCCTTTGTATTGTTGAGATCTTCTGAAGTGCAATTTTTATGATTCAATTTATTTGCAATCCTTTTGATGTGCCCTTCATAAGGGAATGATTCTGGAGAGAACATTGCACATCTGAAATCATCCTTTGTGGCTAAATTGCAAAGAATCTGATCCACTATATCTGATTTTCCTGAATTAGGGATGCCACTTACGATGCTCCATTCTCCCATCTGAATGTTGAGGTAATTATCAGATTCTCCTAATCCTAAAGAATAGTTTTTTACTCCATTCTCATTGTATGATAAAACATTGCTCCAAATATTATCAAGATCAAGAACACCCTCCAATGGGAAGTTTTTCGCATTTTTAATGATGTTTCGCAGCGTTTCAGCTCCCTTATGGATAAGAACCTCATTAGCATCTTTAAAGTCGCTAAAATCAACGTATTTGCAACGATACGATCCTAATCTTCTTGCAAGTTCATTTCGGAGCTGCAATCCTGCGTCATCATTATCAGTGCAAAGAATGATCTCCTCCTTATCTTTAAAGTAGGAATGGCAATTATCAAGATATTCAAGTTTTTGTGATCCTTTGGATGCACCATTGGGAACAGAACAAACAGAGTACAATCCTGCTTCATGCAGTGAAAGAGCATCCATTTCTCCCTCCACGATATAACATTTCTTTGTATCCTTCAGATTATCGATGCCATAGAAAATCAGCTCTGCTCCTGAAACAAGCTTGAAATTCTTTTCTGCATCTCTGTATTTCACATTGATCAGATCATTGTCTTTGAAGTAATTGAAATTTATGCATCTTCTTTTCTTTTGAACCTGTGGCATATATTCCAATGATTCTCCGATCTTCCAATATGAAACAGTTGGCTCTGATATCCCTCTAGATGAAAACCATTCAATCACTCGATCATTTACCTCTGCTGCTATCTTTGGAGGTTTGATATATTCTTTTTTCTTTTCAAATTTCACATTACCACTCCATCCACAGTGATGGCAATTGTAAAC